AGAGGTACACAGCCTCATTTTGGCAATCAAGATACTCTTTTTAATATGCGAGAGCGTAAACGACTAGGATCGGATAAATTTAATGGACATATTTGAAGATAGTACACATGAAGGCTCTGTTAGCAACTCTTTAGAGGTTGATAGAATTAAAGCAAAGGTACTTGCTGTATGGAATCAATTAATGGCAGCTACTTATGAAATTGAATACAAGAATCAAAGTGAAGATGATGAAGATTTTGTATCTTTGGAAAGTTTTATGGAAGATAACAAACTTACCTTTGCTGGTGAAGAAGAAGAGACTCCAGAGTCAGAAATAGATGTCTTACTTGAAATGTTTGACAATATGTTAGAGCCACAAGAAGAATTAGAGCCTGTGGAAAGTGAAGCAAAAGCACCTACTTACGGATCAACTACTTTACCATCTCACAAAGAGTCTCTTAAAGTGCCAAAAGGTACATATGATGGCAATCATGCTTCTACAACAACACCAAAAGACTCTAAAGAAGAATTAAAAGCTACTAGGTATGAAGAGCCAGAAGAAGGTAAGAAACTTATATCTAAAACTCACGAAGTATCTTCACCTACAAGCATTAAATCATTTCACGACATATTAAAAGTAGAGCGTGAAAAATTATTAAGGTTAGTAGCTAAAAACAACAAAAAGTATGGAGTGATACTGTAATGCCAAAAAGATATCATTGGAGAAAACAGAAAGCACTCGCTACTCTTGCAAATAGAAGGCAATGGCAAAGAGATTTTGATCCTGTAGAAACAAACGCACTAGAAATTCTATTAGAAAATGGCAATTATTTAGTAGATGAAGCAAGGATAGACCTCAATGCACAACCTTTTGAACAATCAGTATATATTATAGCGGAGCAACAATAATGGCACAAATTAAAGTATCAGCACTAACAGCAAAAACAAATACAGCAGGTAGTGAGGAACTACTAATTAACGATGGCGGTACTTCTAAGAAAGTAACCATTACAAATGTCTTGCCAGACGATTCAGTATTAAACAAACACATAGCAGCAGGAGTTGTAGGCACTACAGAGATAGCAGACAACGCAATCACTTCAGCTAAGATTGGAGTTGATGTTATTGTTGCAGCAGACCTAGCTAATAACTCTATTACAGTAGCAGAGCTATCAAACAACGCAGTAACAACAGCAAAGATTTTAGATGACAATGTAACAATAGCTAAATTAAATTTAATATCAACATCAAGTGCGCCTGCACTAGAAGCCAAAGGAACATCTGGCTCAACTTCTGGTTATATAAAATTAAATTGTGAAGAAAACACACACGGCATTAAATTATTAGGCCCTCCCCATTCAGCTAATGCAAACTATACATTAACATTTCCAAATGATGATGGTAATGCTAATCAAATATTAACAACAAATGGTTCAGGTGTTATGACTTGGGCAAATGTTGGTTCAAACTCTATAACTGCTGGTGATGTAAATACAGCAGCTCTAGGTGCAGATGCGGTTACAGCAGCTAAAATAGCTGATAACGCAATTCAATCTGAGCATTATCAAGATGGTTCTATAGACACAGCACATATAGCTAACGACCAAATAACAAATGCTTTAATGGCGGATGATGCAATTGACTCACCACAGATAGCAGATGGAAGTGTAGACACTGCACACTTATCAGCAGATTGCGTTACAGCAGCTAAGATTGGAGATAATGTTTTAAACTCTGAGCATTACGCAGCAGCAAGTATTGACAATGAACACCTAGCTGATAACGCAGTTGGCACAGCAGAGATAGCAGCCGATGCAGTAACAGGTGCTAAAATTGCAGATGATGCAATAAATAGTGAACACTATACTAATGCAAGTATTGACCATGTCCACCTAGCAGCAGACTGTATTGATGGAGATAACATACAAGATGATGTAATAAATAGTGAACACATAGCAGCTGATTCTATTGATGCTGAACACTACGCTGCTGGTTCTGTAGATGCTACAGCACTAGGAGCAGATGCAGTAACAGCAGCTAAGATAGGTGATAATGTAATTAATTCAGAACATATTGCTGCTGACAGTATAGATGCTGAACACTTAAATGCTAACTCTGTAAACACAGATGCTATTATTGATGATGCAGTAAGAACCGCACACATACAAGATTCACAAGTTACAGAAGCTAAGATGGCAGCTAATAGTGTAGATTCTGATTCTTATGTAGATGCAAGTATTGACTTAGCACATATGTCTAGTCAATCAGTAGATGAAGATAATCTTCACATAAGTAACTCACCTACAGATGGTTTCTTTCTTTCAGCAGAAAGCGGAAACGCTGGCGGTATGACTTGGGCTGCACCTGGTGTAGCTAATAATGCAATTACTACAGTTAAAATAAATGCTGATGCAGTTACAAGTGCTAAGATAGCCGATGATGCAATTGACTCCGAGCATATTACTGATGGTAGTGTAGATCATGTTCACCTTGCTGGAGATGCAGTAGACGGGGATAACCTTGCTGATAATGCAGTAGACTCAGAACACTATACGGACGGAAGTATTGATACTGCTCATATAGCTGATTCACAAATTACTGTAGCTAAAATGGCTGCAAATAGTATTGATTCAGATCAGTATGTAGATGGTAGTATTGATACAGCTCACTACGCTGACAACTCAATTACAGGTGCAGAACTAGCAGACAACATAGACATTGCTGGTACTTTTGATGTAACAGGCGTAACAACTTTAGATGCAGCTTTAACAGTTGCAGGTAGTGCAGTTGCAGGAACAATTACAGATACATCTAACACAGGTAATGTAACACTAGACTTTAGCGCAGACAATAACTTTGTCTTAACGCTTACAGGTAACACTACTTTAGTTAACCCTACTACAGAAATTGTAGGACAGTCTGGCTTTATTGTATTAATACAAGATGGTACAGGCAGTAGAACTTTAGCACATGGTAATCAATTCTTTACACCTGCTAATGCAGGAATTACTTTAAGTGCTGGTGCAGCCGATGTTGATATTCTTCCTTATGTTGTACAAGCAGCAGGCAGGATATTGCTTGGCACTCCACAACTTGATTTTTCATAGGATTTAGATATGGCTTTTGATGCTTCAACATGGATGACACCTTCTGGAGGTGATGATATTACTAGGGCAGTAAATGCTGGTGGATATGTCAGTAGTGCTAATGTTGATGTTATGGAGTATGTCACTATAGCTTCTACTGGTAACGTGACTGATTTTGGAAACTTAATAGCTGCTGTTCGAGGTATAGCTGGTTGTTCAAATATAACTAGAGGTTGTTTTGGTAGCGGTATTACTAGTGGTTATATTGATGTAATACAATATATTACAGTAGCTTCTACTGGTAACGCTAGTGATTTTGGCAATTTAACACAAGCTCGTAGAGATTCTGGTGCAGTAGATAATAAAGTAAGAGGTGCTTGGGGTACAGGTTACACAGGCAATGGAGAAGGCGTAAACACAATAGATTATGTAACTATAGCTTCTACTGGTAATGCTAGTGATTTTGGCGATGCAACAGTTGCTTATAGAGATACATTTGGATGTTCTGGTACAGCTAGAGGTGTTTTTTGTGGAGGGTATGATGGCTCTAGAAGTAATGTAATGATGTATATTACTTTAGCTTCTACTGGTAATGCTACTGATTTTGGTAATTTAACAGCTCCTAAATTTAGTGTTCAAGCTACTTCAGACCAAGAAGCAAGAGGTGTTATAGGAGGCGGTAATGACAATTCTGACATAAACAATATAGACCTTATAAACATTGCTTCTGCTGGTAATGCTACTGATTTTGGTGATTTAACACAAGCAAGAAATGGTGGTGGTGCTGCAGCAGACCATACTAGAGCTTTGTTTACTGGCGGTGGCAACCATGACATTATAGATTATGTAACTATAGCTACAACTGGTAACGCTAGTGATTTTGGTAATTTAAGTGTTGGTGGTGCTGAATATGGATCATTGTCTGGAGGTTAATGTGAAAAATAATACTCAAAAAATTATAAAACTAAACGAACACAAAGAACACAAAGGCTTCCAAGAATTACAAAAGTCAGTTGGTGGTTTTCCTGTAATTACAGATAAAAAATTAGCAGTTATATCTGAAAAAATGGTTGAAATGGACAGAGCAAATCATACTGCTGGTCGTTCACAAACACAAACTACTAATCAATTAATGTCATTAACAATGATGACTGACTCCCCTTACCGTAGGTTAAGACAATGTTTATCTCAGATTGATAAAAAGCGTTCAGCACTTGAAGAGTCTTACTTTAAGATGAAAAAGAAAAAAATCTTAATTAAACAATGGTATGAAAAAGGTGATGAGATGTCAATAATTAAAGCACAAGAGGCTGAGTCATCTGCAATAAGACAAAAAGATTATATTGAAGGTGCGTTTAAAGAAATAGCAACATTTCAATGTGCTTATGATGAGATTAGAGAATCACATAATATTCCAGAAAAATGGGATGAACGAGATGCAGAAATTGCTGAGATAGACCACCACATTAAACAAGCGTTTAGACAAGCTCATAGAGATGTAGTTCAGACAGGTAATATTACTAGTGGAAATATGGAATATATGGAACAGTACGGTGTTCATATCCAAACAGCTACACAGATTATTCGTGACTACATATTAAACGTAGATGAGATTATTAAAAAAGGTGAAATGCCAACAGTAAATCATTTATACAATTTCTTAGACCAAATGGCAGTTCAGTTTAATGATGCACATAAAATGGTTATGAATAGGATTGGGTTAAAAGAATTAATTAAAGAAGATTTTTTATATTTGGAGAAAAAATAATGGAATATGTATTAGCAGATGGAACTGCTGTTGGAAATAGTGTTGTTATTAGTGGTATTACACATTCAAAACAAGCATTTGGTAATTTGTCAGAATTAATAGAAGTTGCAGTACCTCCAGTATTGACAGCTAATCAAACAATGGATTGGACTTCTGGTTCTGTTGTTGGTGGTAAATGGCAAAGATTTACTGTTAGAACTAAAAGTAATGCTGAACTAAATGTTGAAATTCGTAGTACAAGAGATTCTTTATTAACTGCAACTGATTTTTACGCTTTATCTGATGTAACAATGAGCAATGACATGACTACTTACAGGCAAGCACTTAGAGATTTACCAGCAAATGTTGATTTAACTAATATAGTTTATCCAACTAAGCCTTAATGTTTGAAAGGTTAAAGCTGTTATTAATAACATTGTTATTGTTAATACCAATTTCAATATTAGCAGCCGATCCTATAGTTACTCAAAGCACAAGCAACAGCACAGTTACCAGTTCCAGTACCGCCAAGTCAACAGTAAGAACTAATCCGCCTAGTGCAATTAGTCCAAGCATAAATGCCAGTAACTCAGATTTATGTGCTATTGGCGTAAGCGGTGCAGTACAAACACAAATTATTGGAATCTCAACAGGACAAGCATACAGGGATGCTAACTGCGAGAGATTAAAGATAAGCAAGGTTTTGTATGACATGGGCATGAAAGTAGCAGCAGTAAGTGTTATGTGCCAAGATTGGCGAACTTTTGATGCAATGGAAAAAGCAGGAACGCCCTGCCCTATA